TGGGCTTTATCTCTTACTTGTTTTGCTGATACTCCAGTTTTTTCTGCGTATTCACGATATGCTTCATCATAATCATAATTATCTACTATATCAGGAAAAACTGCTGCCATATTTCCAGTAAAACTTGCTAATTGTTCAATCGAATTAGTTCCTATCATCTTCTGAGCCTGTGCAATACTAGAGATGTATTCTATTTTTATTGTTTGTCCTGCTAATGCTTCTGGAGGATCAGAAATCAATCCTCCTTCTAATATCAAATCTACTGTATATTGAATTAACGGCGAAATAAGATTACTATTGATATTCTCAAGAACTGGTGATAAAGCTAACATCTTTTCGCTATCTCGTTTTATGACTTCAGTTGCTGTCATTCTTGGATCATCTGCTTGTGAAAACATCATAAATAGATTTGTATATGCAGTCTTATTTATTCTTTCTACAACCACGTTTGTGCTAAATTCTAATTTCTGTAAATCTGCTTGAATAACATCAACTGGTCTAACTCCAACATTCCCATTCATAGGATTAAATCTAGTAATACCATCTGAATTTAAATTTAAATCATAATCTTCAATTTCTGAATCTACTAAATAAGAAGGTCTTGCTATTCGACCAAGATTTATTAATTTATCCTTTTCCATAACTTGCAACTGTTTTACATCTGACAACATCTCCCAACCTGGACTAGATTTTCCATATACATCACTAGAAACAATTTGGTCCCATGGCGATGAAATAACTGGAAATTTCAAATATCCGCTTTCTGATAAAAATTTACCTTCATCAATTCCTTTTTCCCAATAATACGAGGCAAAAGGCATATTTTTATTATCTTTTTTTTCTGGATTTATATACTTTCTAGGACAAATCATATGTCTAACAACAACTAATTTATCATGCTCATTATTGCTATACATGTTTTTTGCACTACTACTAACATTCTCTATCCCGAATTCTTCAACAAGATTACATACAGTCATTGAAAATTCACGACAAAATGTATTTGCTTTTCCTCGACTATCATTTGCTAAAAAATATTCTCCAGCTGTAAAAGTTCTAAGTCTAACTACATCTTCATAATCTCGAATAATCAAAGCAGCCGTTGTAGCAAATACAAACAATTCTTCATATATAGATTTATATGACTGATAAATATTGCTTTTCGAAAATATACTTCTAACTTTATTTTCGAGTTCTTCAAGCCAGATTTTTACTTCCTGAATTTCTAAATCTTCTATATTTTCTAATTCAAATTTAAACCAATTTCTAGATGGATTTGTCATCCCTGAATACATTCCAGATGCAAAGATTCTAGTCGCTAACTGTGGAGTATTATTAATATTATCTTGATTCTCTAGTTCTGTTCCATCATTAACAATATCCCCTTCAAATTTACCACGAGCTGGTCTTATCCAATATTTCAATTCTTTCCAAGATGAAATCCAAACGCTTGCATCATTTTTTAGAGTTTCAAATCGTTTCTTTAAAATTTCAATTTCATTTTTTTGCATTTTATTGTCCTAGTTTTGTTTTACCAGTTATATTTGGAGTTAATAAATTTGTATTTGTATTTGCTGACTTATTAGTTGATTTTATGGTTGATATAAAACCTTTCTGTTGTAGTAATAACTGTTTCCTTCGTTTAGCTGCTTCTGTTGATAATGAATAGGAATCTGTTGTACCAAGAGATGGCAAAGAAGTATCTCCATTATTTGTTGTACCATTAGAGTTACTAGTATCACTTTTTCCTTTACTATTACTCCATTTTGATGGATCGAATATATCTCCTATTTGTATTAATGCTTTCTGAACTGCTGTCTGTGTATCTTGATTCGCTTTTTCTACAGATGTACCAATATCTTGTCCTGTTTTTTCTACTGTATTGCCAATGTCTTGCCCTGTCTTTTGTACTGTATCTCCAACACTTACAGCCGTCTGATTAATATCTCTACCTTTTTCTTTTATTGTTTCAATAGGATCTTGCAAAAAACTTAATGACTGATCTTTCGCACTGCTAAGACCACCAGCAACAACATCTATAGGATTCCAAGTTCCACGATTACCCATTTTTTAACTTACCTCCGAACGTAAAATCGTCGAATAACAATAATCTGTATCGATGCCACGAATTGGTAACATTTTTGGAAATACTCCAATTTTTTTAAATCCAAGTTTTTTACTTAATAATTTAACAACTCGATTATTCTCGGCAAAACATATATCAATACGATTAACTAAATCATATTTATAGAAATAATATTTTAATGCTAATTCTGCACAAGGCACTGAATATTTCTGACTTCTATAGTCTTCTCTATTGTACCCAGTAAAATTTAAAGATTTATATCCAGCAAGCACGTAGCTACAACATACAATTTTATTTTCTTTATCTCTTGCAACGCATACATCTAAAATATTGTTTTCATAAAATAATTTAAAATCAGCCTTTGTTTTTACCCAATCGATATCTGATACCCAATTTCCCATAAAATCGAATGTATCAACGAAATCCTCACACTTACCGCCAATTACTCTTAATGCTTCTACTTCGCCCACTATTACTTGATGATATTGATTCTCTAGTTGGCAAGACATTATGTGTGAGTACTCCTTTATTTTTACTATTCCTCAAAAACTCATTTCGTTCCTTTTTCCTTACAGGCATTGCAAAAGTTAAAGCTAATGCATCAGCTCTATTTGGAGAAAATCCTTCTCTTTCTTTAATATCTTCCTTGCTTTCTAAAACTATAGTTCCTTGTAATTTTCCTTTTGCAACGTGCTCTTCTGGTGCTACTAATTCTTGACATAAAACTGTATCATCTGGTATACACCCACCTGTTTTCAACCAATCTCTCATCAACCCCCACATTTCTGTACGTTTATTGAGATATTGTTTATCGCTACTAGCCCCGCCGAACTTAACTAAAATTGATTTTCTGCCTAATTGTTTTAATGCACTATAAAGACCTGTTCCATATCCAAAATCAATAAATATAGCATCTGCATTTTTTTCATCTTCAAATCTCATGACATGCTGTGCTAATACATAGTCATCATCATTCTTTTTATAAGTTGCTAGCAATTCACTTGCATTGCCTTGTCTCCAAAAAACCGCTATTTCGTCACCACCATCCCATGCAGGATCTACTCCGATTATTGATGGTGCAAAACCATAATTCATTAAATCAATATGTTTCCCACGTGCGATATCAACATAGTTACTTGGAATAAATTGTTTATCACCTGTAGAAGGGAACTCACCTCTAACTCTAACTTTTACAAAGTCGCTATCAATTCCATAATCATCGATCCAACCTTGAATCTTTTTTTTGTTTGTTATCGTAACTGTTCTAGAGTCTATTTGTTTTGTAATCCATCGATGTCTGTATCTAGAAAAACATTCTCTAAATCTTCCAGTAGTCTTTGTAGGATTCCCAAATGCAAACCAGAATATTTCTGTATTTTCATCTGTTAAAGCGCCTTCTGTTACTTCCCAAATCTTATTTGATATTCCACTTGCTTCGTCAAAGATCACAACAATTCGTTTGCCTTGATTGTGCATGCCAGCAAACGCGTCAGTATTATTTTCACTCCAAGCAATCATGTCAAAACGCCACGTCTTTTCATGTGCTTTTTCTTTTGCATAGATAGCAGTTGCCGTAAGTTCAAACCAATGCCCACAAATACAAAGTCGATGCCATTTTGCTAACTCAGCCCAAGTCTTTGTTTTAAGCTGTGTTTCTGTATTTGCAGTTACAATCCCTCTAGTATCTTCAAAAGTACTTAAAGACCAAAGTATTATCCATGCCACTAATGTTGATTTTCCAATACCATGTCCCGAAGCCACTGCAATTTGTATTGCCTCGGTAACTGTTATCAATCCATCTCTAATTGCAATTAAGATCTCTTCTTGCCAATTTTCTATTTCGCGATCTTTTAGTTCACCTTCACCCCAAGGAAACGCATAAAGAACAAATCCCAGCGGATCTTTAGAAAAACTAGCAATATCCTTAAT